GCAACAAGCCCATCGCGAGGCGGCTCCTTAACCACATACTTCATTCTGACTCGTCCTCCAGAACAAGCACTGCGCGCCTAATCGCACCAGAATCCTCAAGGCTCTTTATCGAAGACCCACCAACAGTGCGGAGGGCCTTATTCACAGCCTTGAGCAAGTCTCTGTCTAGATTCGCCGTCGAGATCCCAGTGTCAGAGTAAACAGCCGCCCGGTAGAGCTTGTCTAAGAGCCTGTCATCGCTCATCGCTTAGCACTCCCCTCTGCTCTCTCGCCATAGTCGTCAGCAACAACCTGCCACCCAACTAGGCGGAACGGGGTATTTAATTCGTCCGTTTCAAACTTAAACCTAATTGACTTAGCGATAATTGCTTGAGGTGTTCCCTCGCCCTCAGGCAAGTCAACGAACTTACTGACAAGCCTGCGCTCATCCCAGGTCTTGGTGGTGTCCCAGTTAACTGCAGACCCCCACTCCACCGCATCATCTGCGTCCACCTTCACTGTCGTTGAGCCGGATGCCGTCCTGTCGTCCCAGTCCGTGTACCAAGACACGTTCATTGAGATGTCCCCAGTCTGGATGAAGTACAAGAGAATCTTATAGAAGCGCTTGTCGCTATGAGGGTTCTTCAGCTCAAGCCACTCAGTGGAGTAGCTCCCGGTGAAAGCCTCCCCATCGAGGTCGTAACCACATCCCCAGAGGAACAGGTTCGCATTCCCATCTGAGTCTGAATTAGAAGCGATAACAACCTCACCCTTGTATGGGATAGCAGCCACAACAGACCTGTCCTTAATGATGGTGAACGCACCAGTGTCTGTGTGAATCACCCAGACCTCGTTGTTCTCCACACCAGGGTTCCCGTTAACCGAAACGTAAACACGGTTCTCCTGCCTGTCAGCGAAGACAGTGGCCGCTTCTCTAGTGTGCTTGGGAAGCTGCTTCACCATCTCATCTAAGACTGAAGAGAGCCTCTTAAAGCTGGACCCGTCAAACAGGTGGAACCCAACGTCAGACATGAAGTAGGTGTTGTTGTCGAAGCTGATTACAGCCCTGTCTGTGACTGCGCCAAAGGTGGACTGCAGAGGAGTAATGATTGGGTCGTTGGTCTTACTGTGCGTAAGGAGGTATGCGCTGTTCCTCTTAAAGATAATCGCGTAGTCCTGAGCCGCACCCCAAGCTGTGATCTCATCTCCGTCATTAGAGTTGATCTCAATGAAGTTCGCGACAGAGACAGCCTCTGGGAAGTTCACCTTGGAGTAGTGGAGAAGAGAGTTCTCTCCTCTGTAATAAACCCGCCCCCTAAAAGAAAAGGCCCAGCGCGCAGAAGGCGGGGGGTTGTTCTCTCCAGGGGACGGGGCAGGAGTCACTGAGGCGGTTGCGACCCGTCTAACATCGAAGTGAGTGTTCGATGCCACGCCTAGCCTGCGAGGCAAGGCAACAGGGGTCTGCCCCCCAACGCTCCTGTAAAGAAGTCTCTGAACAATGTCGTGCTGATTAGGTGGATCTCCCAGCCTAAGGAAGGAGACAAGTCTGAGGTTCTCTTTGGTGGCGTCCCTAACAACATTTGGCAAAGGGTCGCCAGCGGGGTCTCCGTCAAGGGAGTAAGAGCCCTCAGTAGTCACGCTGACTGTTGATGCTGCAGTAGTTGGGCCAGAAGAGCTACCACCAGACACGGACGTATTGAAGGACCTCTTCGCATCAACCCCTAAGTAGTCATTCAACACCAGTCTGTTAGACACTGCAGACAGGTTTGACTCCTGTCCGTACATGTTCACAAAGGTCTGATAGTACTCAAGGTCTGCGGCAGTGGCGTCGTCCTGATCGAACGAGTGACTCTCCCAAAAGTCTCCCGCTGTTTCTGGCTTCAGCGTTGGTTTAAGCCGCTTGTCCCCCTGTCCGACAACGACAACGGCTTGAATGGGCTCTGGGACTTCCTGAATCCCCACCATAGACAGGATGCGACCATCCCACTTCCTGGGACGCATTCCGTCCACAAGAATGAGCATGTACGCACCCACATCAACAAAACGAGGATAGAAGCGAGGTCGTGGTTTAGACCCAGCAAGGAAGTAGCTGTAGATAACCCTCAGTTCGTTGGTCTCTAAGACAGCTATGCGAACCTCCCCGCGAGGACGACCCTTCTTGAGGAGCGACGGGTCAGACGAAGGCACCCAGTACGCCACCACAAGCTCAGTAGAACCACCCCATGTGTGGGTCCCAAGGGTAAGTACCTCAGCGTCTTCAAGGGGATTGTCCTGCATAGACGCGCCTGAGGAGACAACAACTCCCTCCTCAGTGGACAAACCGATAGAAAGCTTTGGGCTCCACTCAACTAGACGCTGGTATCCAAGAGCCTTTACGACCTCTCCCCTCAGGGAGAACTCGACTCCGTCCATGTCATCAGAGGAGCCCTTGCCCTGCCAGACACGGGTGTCTAGACCTGCGACATTCGCAGGCTCAAAGACCTGTAGCTTTCCTCTGGCTTTAGACATCGGCTAAGCCCTGAAGTTACTGTCGTCAGAGCCAGAGGCGTACAGCCAAGTCCCCTTGCCCACAACCCTTCGCCCGCCTCTCCCAATCAAGACACGCTGCTGGAAGTTGAGCCTGTCTTGCATGATCATCCTCTGGATGCCTGTCTCGTAACGTCGCTGAACAGCGTTAGCCCTAGCCTGCTCATCCTCTGCATTGAGCATCAGCATCTCAGCGCCATCAAGAAGAGTGGTCGAGTAGCCTGAGTCAAACATCGGACGGTCATCGTCGTCATCAAGCCTGAGAGCTTCCATCATCAGGAGCGTATGAACTTGGTAGGTGGAGTCTGGGTATGGGTAGAGAGTCAGGAACATAGTAGAGGCGCTGTCAGGGCCTCTGGTGCCTAAGTAGTCATCCGCCTCTTCGTCAACAACCAGGGCAGACCGCTCAAGGGTGTCGCTTATAAGGTACGGGACAGACCCATTGGCGGTGCTCCTGTAGATGCGAAGCACATAGTCCCTGCGGGCCGTAACCCCAGAGACTGTAATCGTTCCGTTGGTAGAAGTAAGCGTCAGGCTAGATGGCTCACTTAGAGAAGACTCGGCCCCAGTCTTCTGGTCGTAGAAGCTGTACCAATACTTGTAGGTGGAGAGCAGGGTGAGGTCCCCAGCAGGGGTGAAGCTCTGTGCCAGGATGAGTTTGTTGCGCGGCCTGTAGAGAGGCTTCTTCTCAATGACAGAGCAAGCTGTGGGCTGACCAGAGACATCCTTGTCACGCATGGACATCGTGGCTGGCTGGATAGCCTCTAGGCTTAGAGCGTAGGAGGTAGAGCCTGTGAAGAGGGAGGACTCAATGATTGACTCTGTGCCCAGTGGGAGGGCTACTTCGTCGTAGATCACCTTGATGCTTCCATAGTCCCAGTTCAGGGGGTCCGTTGTGGAGTCTGGGTAATCCTTGCCCGTGTAGACCCTGTCTAAGAACAGAGTGGTCCCCGCCGAGTTCATATCTATGACTGTATAGAAGGCACTATCAATGAGGATTCTCTTGCCGAGAAGCTTCTCAGTGTCGGCAAGGTCTCCCCCAAGACCAATCTCTTTGGTCCCGTTCGTAGCTACGATCTCAGTAAGTGGGGCAGCAGGGATTCCAGTAGGCGCGCCAACCCCTGTGATCGTAGCGCTTGCGTAGGTGTTCGCAGTGTATTCCCTGCGAAGCCATCCCCACTTGCGCCTAGAGCAGATGTCTAGGTACGCCTGATTAATCCGGCGATTGAGTTTAGCGTCGGAGGCTGAGTAGTCCTCACGCCGCTCTTGGAGAGCCGTTCTGAGTTCCGAAAGGTTCACGAACGACCCTCCTAGAGTGGGTGAGTTTTAGACTAAGCCTGACGGCGGATGCGCAACGTAACACCAGACGCAAAAGCCGGGGCACTTCCGGTGGCGGCGCACTTCATGTACACAGCGTTACCCTTTGCAACCACAGGAACCGTGATAACAAAGTCTGTCTTTGTGTTTGCAGCGACTCCTGTGGTTGCCCCTCCAATAGAGGTGCTGGAGATCGCCGTCTCACTGCCAATGCCAGCGGGAGCGCTAACAAGGGTAAACGTCCAGTAGTTTGACCCACTAGAGGCAAGGCCAGAGACCTCAACCCGAGAGAGAGCCTCAAGCCGAATGTCGCAATCATCTGCATCAAAAAGGGGGAAGTAGTAGTTCACCCCGTCTGCCCCTCCAACCATCACCACTGAGGTGGCGGAGCTTTCCATAACTGAATAGCCAAAGGGAGCGTAATCTTTCGCTACCCGGCTAACGTGTGTGGCAACAGCCATAATTCTAATCTCCTAGTTGCGAAGGCAGGGGGCCGAAGCCCCCCGCCAACACACGTTTTGTTTAGGGCATTCCCGAAACGAAGCAGTCAATCAAGGTACGACCAGTGGCCGCTGCCGTCTTAGTTGTCAAGACAACCCCGCGCAATCGACCGCCAGCAAGCTCCTGCTGATAGCC